CAAGCTTCTCCCATTGAACATCCCATCAGATATTTTATGCATGTCTTTGTACATGTCAAGTAGTGCAACATACTCAGAAGAAGAGTTTAGTCTGCTTAGGGTTACCTCTCTTTGTATATCAGACATCGTAGTATCCTGTAAATTTAATACTTTTATCCTGTTTCTCTTTTATTTTCCAGAGATCAGCAATCATTGTATTCTCTCCATGAAAAGAAATAACACCCTCCATACCCGGATCATTAAATACTTTCTCACAATCCTGTGCCATTGCCAGTAGCTCACCGGTTGTCCAGTATGTCTTGTCTTTCACATTCACCTGAATATACTTAGGCCGTGGAGTTTCCCCGCCCTCAAGATCACCGGTGGTCTCTGTCATTTCTTTCTTGGTAGGCTTCTTACGACAACAGTCAAAGCCAAACAGATGTAAATCTCTGAAGCCCATTGTATGCAGTAAACCAATGCTACGCATTGCAGCACATGTACCACCAGTAATCAGGGTAGCTCCTTTTGGAATACCAAGTTCTTCATTAAGTTTAACTTGTTGGTTCTGGATTTGATGTCCCTGATCTTCTTCCTGTCTCAGAGAATCAGTGAAGGCATGCCACCCCCATAGACGTACATCCTTATCTTTAAAGAAGTTTGTTACGGAGGGATCTGTCATAGATGCCAGAAAGAAATTAGTATCCTTGTCCAGAGTGGCAAACAAATCTTTACGTATAATGTTATGCGTACTCTTGCCGGTGATAGGTCTTGGATCAAGAACAACACAACCCCATGGCTTAATACCATTCTTCAGCAGACCCGGATAAGCATGTTTGACAGTAAGAACTTTACATCCCGGATGCTCACGTATGAACTTTTTCAGTTTCTTATAGTCAAGATAGGGTCCGGCAGAAACAATAACCCCGACCTCTCTATGAGAGGGATGCTTCTTTACCCACTTATCTTTATCAATAGTTTCCATATTTGATTTAATATTATTAGCAATATAATCCTTGGGTACACAATCTCTGGGGTGTACAATAATAGCTACTCGTTTCAGATCTTCAGGTACTTCTGCCAGATCCTTATCATGAAGGAACACAGCAAGATGCGTATGTCCGGCAGGAACAACCCTGTCGCTGGATGGCAGAACGTGTTTTCTGGTTGAAGTTTTTTCATCAAACTCTGTCCATCCGTCTTCAGTAGTTTTCTCAGCATTTACTTTTTTAGTTTTAACTGAGTCAAAGACTTTCTTAACGCCCTGATATATTTCATCTGGAATTACAACAGCATCAGGGTCTTCCTCATTTTCTTCTTCGGTAAAGAAGTGATCCATAACAACAACAGGAACATTCTTCAGGCTCTCATACTCATGTTTAACAGTCTGCTCACTATTGCCACTACCTATAAAAGCAAAATCAATAGGGGCCTTTTCATGCGTGCCTGTGCTTACCCTGTTAACACTCTTCCCATCCTGTTCCATGATACCTAACTTCAACGTATCACGAACATTACCTTTGTATAACTCATATGAAAAGTTTTTATCTTTCTCCTTCTTCATATGTTCCTTAAAGTCATCAAACCTTTGACGCACAGCAGCAATAGTATTATGTGCCTTAACATTAAACTCCTCTTTGTCTGTGGCTGATGTGGCATCCTCAAATAAATCATAACCAATATAGTGAACTGAGTCCTTCTTTTCAAAGGCAGCCAGACACATCTCAACTGCTCTGCCGCCATTCCATGTACCAGTCTCAAGGATTGTCTTTGGTTCATAGAACCTGATTAAATCAGCAAGCTGCTTATATCGGGTAGGTAGGATATCCGGGGATGTAATCGTATCAGACAAAGCCACAATCCTGTTCCCCGAGCCATCTCTAGTATTCAGAGAGTCCTTATCTTTCAGGTTTGCAAACAAGTCTTTGAAAGAATCAGAGGAATGTATCTTGATCCCATGAGCGCCATAGATAGTAAGCAGTCGGCTAAGAATAAAAGTAGAACCCCACTCACGATAGTTCATATACTCCCCAGAGACATATGCTCCACGAAGATCACCAAGTAAATCAACCGGTGTCTGTTTCGAAAGATTAAAACCTGCAAAATAATCCCCATCTTCCAAGCAGACAAAATCTGTTTGGCGCTCATCCTTGGGGAAGTAACTCTTCAGAGTATTTTCCCTGATGTCTTTGACAGGGATAGTCAGCGGATCAAGCCATATAAGCCAAGACCCTTGGTTGTCAAAAGCACACTCACTCATGGCAAATACTTGTGGTGCTTCAGATATCCCGTCCAGAGTTTCAGCATAGACTATGGTCCCACCCTCGGTTCCATTATGCGTCTTGTTGTTCTTGATAAAATCAGTATACTCTTCAATGTTTTCCAAGTTATGGTATTTAATATTCTTAGCTTTGGGCAGCGAATAGTTTTTAATATCTAAATCATAATAGTAACAGTGAAACTCAATAGTAGGTTGCCAGTTATTCTTAAAGCTTTCCAGAAGTTTGGAAGCATTCTGTTGCAGAATACTCTCATTAAAAGCTGTTACAATTTTATAGTTCATAGGGTTTGACCATCCCATGTCCGGCAAGATAAGTGTAGTCTCCATTCCACTCAGAGGCATACATACCATCCTGTGCACGCTTACACGTCCAATCCTTAAACCATGGTCCTCCTGTGGTGAAGTGAACATTCTTGGCTTTTATATCAACATCAGAGTGACCATCCAGCCAATTCCATTCCTCATGGATGGTCCCAATATCACCCTCCTTATCCGGCAACCACTCAAACCCATGCAACCAAGAACCCGGTTTAGTATTTACATCTGAAACTGTCAGACGTTTGTTCAGTTCATGTGCACAATTGAAAAGCATAAAGCTTGACCAGTTCTTCCTGCGATAGTTCTCCTGTTTCTGACCGTCCATCTTTACCCCATCACCCGGCGCATACTTGTGCTTTACACAATAGAGAGGATAGTAATCTATTTTATATTCTTCAAAGAGTTCGTTAATATCTGTGCGAAGATACATGTCACAGTCCATATACAATGCCCATCCCTCGTACATGTTAAGGGCAGGCACAAGGAATCGTGTGAAACTAAACTCACTTGAGAATGGCTTGCCATCTATATTATCAATAGACTGTCCGGCTACCACAGTATGCTGCCGATTGTAGATGCCCATCTTCTCCACGATGTCACGTCTGATAGGGACAATGCGTACATTATCCACGGCTATTCTTTCAATGGTAAACTTAAGAACTTCATAAGCTATATCCTCTTTAGGATCATAGCCTATGTAAACGGTGTTAGGTGCTTTTCTCATCTCTTAATATATATCCTTTTAAAACGGGTCCATACACTATTATACTATATAACTATCTTTTTTGCAAGGACTTTTTGGTACACTCGGCAGGACTTGAACCTGCAACCTATAGATTAGAAATCTATTGTTCTATCCAGTTGAACTACGAGTGTTATATTCCACAGCTTCCACCATGACCTGTAATATCACAGATGTCATGTGTCTCTAGCCCTTCTTCAAATTCTTCACCAAGCTTCTCTACAGCCTCAGAATAAGACACACTGCTAAGTGGTTGTCCTCCTCTGCATCCGTCAGGATACACGGTGAAACCACGCAACCGGTGAGCGTAAGAAGCAAGAGTATCAGCAAACTCATCCACAGTATCTTCATTGTTTAATTTTGTCCCCCACTTCGGAAGGTTAATGGTTGAAGATATAGACATGTCTACATAATCCTGTACACCAGCCTGAAAAGCTATACGCCTCTTATAGTCTTCGGCAAGGTCAAGTGCTGATTCAATCTTCTCAGGATCAGTACCATAAAGATCAATGATCTCTTGTGCTGCACTATCTACAACATATTGGTAGTGCCAACGATTACCACCCTTCAGATACCTGCGCTTATAAGCAACAGCAAAGATAGGCTCTACACCTGTTGATGTACCAGCAAGAATACCTATGGACCCTGTTGGAGCAATAGCTCTATTAGCAACAGGACGACTACAGCCAAGAGTATCAGAAAACTTGGTGCTAGTGTTATCGCTAACTCCTTTATAAACTGCCAACCATTTTTGAAGTCCTTCTGTAACCTCATACTTTTCGCCTCCTTTTATAAGCCACTCATGCATTCCCATCAGTCCAAGGCCAAGTCTACGATTCTTTTCCCGTGTCTTATATACTTTATCATAAGGTAGCTTAGCACGCAATGTACCACATAGCAGGAACTTTGTAGCAAGCTCTACTACATCAGCAAACTCCGCTAAGTCATCAATCCTGCCCATATTAACAGAGCCAAGATTACAAACATCAGAATCATCTTCGGATGTAACCTCCGTACAAGCATTACGAAGTGTTTCCTTTTCCTTGTCAAAGAAATTGAACGAAAACCCCGGCTCTGCCGTAGATAATGCTTGTTTGACATTAGTTCTAAAAGTATCGCCAACATCTCCTGTCTTCCAGTAGTTAAGTAACCATTCGGTATCATAGTTTACACTCACATTGGTCATATCCAAGGGAGCAATAAAGTTAAAGTCTTGTTCTTTAACCTGTCCAATAGAAAACCCTGTTGTACCTACCGGCATATCATACCAGTTCTTTGAGGAAAGAAACTTATCTATATCAGGATGCTTCCAGTTAAGGCTGGCATAGATAGCAGACCTACGGCTACCACCCTGCATTACTCTGCGACCAATCTCATTGACCATCATCATCTTGGGAATAGGCCCAGAAGATAGACCTCCCGTACCATTCAGGATACGCCCCTCTTCACGGTAGACAGAGTAATCAATACCAATACCACCCCCTGTCATCAGGCAGGACTCAGACTTCCAAGAGATATCTGCCCAGTCTTCTCGTGTATCTTCCTCCGCCTTAAGCAGGTAACAATTATTAAAAAACTTATTAGGGCGGCCAGCATAATATAAATAACGTCCTCCCGGAATAAATTTTAGATCTGTGATAAGACACTTAAGGTGATTCTTTTCATCCTCTGTCATTAAATCTTGACAGACATCCTCAACAAGGACCGATGCCAAGGAATCCCATGTCTCGCAACCATGATGTGCGTACTTATGTTTAAATATATCTTCACTAAACTTCGAACGAAACATTGGATTTTCGTTAGATCTAAACTGTGACATTCTATTCCCCCTCTGGATAATCAAATTCTAAAATAAACTGTGCGTAATGTATTACTTTTTCTATATCTTCCCGACCTTGTGACTTTGTACGATGCCTTGTAATATATTTAACAATATTACCCTCAAGGTAGTCTAAGTTATTGGCCTTGATATATTCTACAGGCTGTATGCCACAGTGTTTATAATGTTTACCACCCACTTGTCTATCTAAAGCTTTCTGTTTAGTAACTTCTTTATTTTTTCTCATAACAAAATCATGCATATTCTCACTCACTAAAGAATTGAGTGATTCTTTTTTTAACATCTTTATCTTCTCCTGAATCCATAACTTCATAAGCAAAGTTTCTAATAAACGTAGGCTCTAGTCCAGCATTGTCACAGATTTCTTCAAAGTCTTTTGCAGTCACTCCTATCGTTGTAAAGAACCAAGAGTATGCAGAAGATCTCGCAATAGAAATACTTGTATCTGTTATGGAAGTATTAAGTTTTGTTAAATCCATTAATGCTTGAAAGATAATTGAAACATAAAGTTTTTTATATCTATTATCTTTTAGTGTGTCATCGCCCATGTTTTTCCTACTTTATAATCACAATCTAAATCACATTTCATATTAAGTATCCGTGTTGTTTCTTGGATAGCTTCTTTAGTTATGGCACAGAAACGAATGATATCTTTGTTACTAACTTCAAATTGATACTCATCGTGTATGGAGGCTACTAATTTAGAATCTATTCCAGAGTGTTGTACTTTTTTTGTAATACATATAAGCCATTGCTTACATACTACGGCACCTGCCCCTTGAATACAAGTATTTAAAACGGCATGTTGGGATCTTATTTTTAAATGACGCCCATCAAGTCCTTTTATCCAACCATTAGATGCTTCTTTTTGTTTCCTAGTACGTAAACCTTTTAGTGCAGGCAATCTATCTAAGAATCTATCAATTAGTTCTGTACCTTCTTCTGCCCCAGCATCTACAATACTACCAATTTTAGCAGGACCAGCCCCATATAAAAATGCAAAGATAAATGTTTTTGCTTGATCTCTATTTTCCAATCCTGCAAGTTTCATATTTGCTAAGTGAATATCACCAGTTAATATTTCTTGTATATAGTTTTTATCCTTCATCATATGTGCCAGACAGCGTAGTTCTAAGCTTGATGCATCTGTACCTACTAAAGAATGTGTTTCAGGATTACTAACAGTCCACAGATCTCTACATTCTTTTCCATAAGGACTATAGATAGCAGGTACTTGTGCCATGTTAGGACTATGGTGTGCCATTCTGCCCGTAATAGTTTTTAATGTAAGTACTCTTCCTCTTACTCTATCATCTTCATTACATGCTTTTATCCATGACTTTAATAGACCTGTTCGTTTTTGCAGTAAGAAGAATCTACTAAACATCTTAGCTTCTGGTAGATCACAAGTAGCTAAAGTTTTTTCATTGACAATTATGTTTTCTTTTTCTGTGAACATCTTAGGTTCCCAACCTTTTTCTATAAGACGTTCAGCAATTTGTTTTCGACTAGCGATGTTAAAAGGAATATATTTAACTTTTGTTTTTAGTTTAAGTGGGATCGGTGGGAAGATATCCTGTGCGTCTTTTTCTAATTGCCTTTCTTCTTGTTCTAGTTTCGATAGTAATATAGTTGCCTCACGTATCTTAAAAGCAAACCCATTATTTTGTTGTTGATTTAGTATAGCTCTTATATTATGTTCAAGTCTTACAGATTTATTTGAGAAATTTTTCCCTTCTTTTTCCAAGTGATGAGCAAGCTTCCAAGTAAGTTCCGCATCACGGATACAATACTCCAACATTTCTTCACTGTAGTATTTGAATTCATTAAAGTCTCCTTTGGTATAACCTAAACGTTTTCCCCATGATTCTAGGGAATGTCCACCCTCTCTTACAGGGTTGAAAAGTTGTGACTCCAGTAAAGTATCTCTAACCTGAGCAACCTTAATACAACAACCTAATATTTTATTAAGAAACGGCGCATCGAATGATACGCCATTATGCATTATGAATTGATCTACTTTCTTAGACCACTCCACAAAATCTTTACATTCTTCAAGTACCCATGTTTTAATTTCTCCAGTATCATAATCTTTTGAAACAATACAATGAATTGTTGTTGCATTGAGTGAGTCTGTTTCAATATCTATAATAGCTTTCATTACATGTCTACTAAATCGGCATCCTTAGTATTTATATGATAAAACTTTTCACCCTTACTGACATTTCGATTAGATACTTCTTTAACCTTACCTTTAGATACGACATCTCCGGGTATAAACCATGCCTGTTTACAGTCATTTCTAAAAATTACAAATGTTAGATCATCATATATAAATTGATTTACCCACCTATCTATTAACTTATGTTTACGATAGGGGATACGTATTTCTTCCCAGTCTTCAGGCCATTCACCCTTCCATGAATATTTTATCTCAACCTCAAAAAAGTACTTGATAGGTTCATCATCTGTATCTTGCACACGATTACACACAATATCAAAGGACATTGTTTCTTTATCATTTATATTTATATAATCTTTTTTACGAAGCCATTCTATTATAGCATCTTTAGCAGCAGTATCTGCTTGATTATACAAAGCTCTATCAAAGCGTTTGGTCGTATTCATCTTCATCCTCTTCGTTTATAGAGTCAACTTCTGTCATTCTACCAGTTTCATTATCGTAATGCAAGTACGTAGCTATCCCAGTATCTCCTGTATATCTATTCTTTAATATTCTTATTGTAGTAGTGTTAGCTTCAAATTCATTATCTGCTTGCTGATTTCTTTCAAGTGCTATGACACTATCACTAAGATGTGCAATGCTTGCTGAACCACGGAGATGGGACAAGGAAACTTCTCTACCATCTTCATGACCTCTATCACCTGACGGTCTCCTTAGATGGCTTACAAGCAACAAAGATATCCCTGTCTCCTCAACAAGAGAACGAAGCTTAGTCATCAGGATATCAATTGATTTTCTTTCATCTACATTATCTTCTTGGCCTGACACAAGGATACTAAGGTGATCTAGAAATATCCATTTAGCATCTAAAGCCTTTGCCATAAAACGTATACGATCTAATATCTCATCGTTACTTATACTTCCAAAATGATCAAAGGCAAAAAATCTTTTAGTACCTATAGTCTTTTTCTGCCAATCTTTTAATTGTTCTTTATCAAATTGATCTCTGACTTCCTTAATATAGAGACGAGCGTTAGCCTCAACAGACATTATATTAAATATTGTATTGCGAACACTCTCTTCAAGAGCTAACACACCTATATTATCTTCTGTATTATTAAGAATATGGTGCATAAGTTCTCTCATGATACTCGACTTACCCATACCAGCGCCTGATGTAAAGCAAACTAACTCACCAGTACGCATACCATATGTTTTCTTATTCAAACCTTCCCATGGATAGGGACAACTATAGCAAAAGTTTTCTTCGTATAAAGAATCTCCTAAAGAATCAAGATTAATAATACCAGC